AAGATGAACCGAACGTGCATCGACTGCGCGGCGCGAAGGCCGCCCTGCGTAATCATGACGTACTTGCTCATGTTGGCCAGTACGATATCCCCGGCGTCGCCAAGCGTCTCGGCCTGCTCAACAACAATCACCGGGAACCCGAAGAAAGTGCCGTACTGCATGGAACCAACTGCGCTGTTATTCGGCAGGAACACCGGCTGGGTTCCCACGGTCAGCAGCGGGAATTGACCGATGGTGTCCGGGTTGCAAAACCAAGCAATGCGGTCGCCGGGATCGCGCAGCAGGCGAGAAAGCATGGCCGTAGCGTTTTCGATGACGAAGGTGTCGGCGGTCTGGCCGGATTTTTTTGCAACCTGCACGAGCAACTGCGCGCCGTAATTCTGCACGCTAAAACCGAGAGGCATACCAGCACCGTTGCCGCGCCAGATAGCGTCATCCAGTTTGAACGCAATCTCGGAGGCGAAGGCATTCTCCAGCACAGCACCCATGGCCGTTGCATTGCGGAGCAGGCGCTCCGTCGCATACGTCAAACACTTCAGCGATTCCAGCCGCAATTCGTGGCGCGAAAATTTGGGCTTGGTGGCCGTCGGCGCGTCAGCTTCGCCGGTCCAGTACGCCTGGACGCCGCCCCAGCGCGAACCGTTGGCGCGGCTGGTTTCGTCGATATACGGCAAGTCGATGGAGTCGGAACCTTCGTCCATCGGGATCTCGTTCACCAGCGGAAAGATCCTAGCCGTTTCGCGGGCCCGCCGCAGCAGCAGGTCCGAAAACGCCGTTGCAATGGCAAACCCGCCGTCGGCCGGAATGCTGGCCGATGAACCGGTAGCGGTCAGCGTCTCGAAGAGTCGCTTGTCAACCTTGCCACCGAGGCCCTGAAACGATCCAGCAGGAGACTGGGCAAAAGCGATGGCCTGGAGGTTCTCGCCGAAGCTGGCCCAGGGCCGCTTCGCTTCGTTGTCGCTGATGACGCGAGCGGGTTCACGGGTCACGTTCTGCTTGGCGCGCGCTTCAAGCGCCTCAACCGCCGCCAACTGCTCGCGGACGGACTTCAGTTCGTTTCCCTTGGCGTCCACGGTAGCAAGATGCGCGACCGGGTCGGCGGCGACCGCAGAGGCCGCCAGTAATGCGCTGTAGTCGTTTTCCAGCGCGGAGACGGAGGAGAGTAATTCTCGTTTCGTCATGTTTGCTCCTTATTTGCTCAACACCCGCCAGCGCCGCTCGCGCAGCGCCAGCTCGTGCCGGGCGTGGTTTTCAGCCGCGCTGGGCGCGGTAGAAATTCGTTTGGCCGCCGAGAGGCTGGCCGAAAGAAACTTGGCTCCGGGATCGGCCCCAATAGGCACAATGGAGATCTCAAACGGCCTCCACCTAGTTGCCAACAGGTGCGGCCGCTTCACCGTCGAGTCCGGCGCCTGGGCCATTTCAACGATCTGAACGCCCATGGAAACGCTCGTAAGAATGCCGTCCTCGATGTCCTGCCACACCGGTGCCACATTTCCCCGGTCGGAAAACCGCAACGTCGCTTCGTAGCCGCGACGGGTGCGCCGCGGGCTTTCCACCACGCCGAGGACATACTCGACTTCTTCCTGCTGGTGGCCGTTTAGCACCGGTTTCCCGGCCAGCTGCGTAAGGTCGCCGCCGTCCATGCCGAACGACAAGTCGTATACGTCGCCAGACCACATGTCGACCCGCTCCACTTTCGCGCCGGAGTAAAACAGCACGTCACGCTTGCGCTTGCCGGGTAGCTCGACCTTGTCGCCCTCTTCCGGCATTTGCAAAAGCTCGGCCGGCCGCAACGACGACAAAAGCGATTGCGGCGTCTGCAATAGTAGCTGCTGTGCTTGGTCTACATTCATTGCTGACCTCCCTGAAACGCGCCCGCCTGCGCGACCGGAACCATGGCACCCTGCACCAGATAGAGTTCACCGCCGTCGTATGGGTTCATGTTTTCCTTCGAGCGAATCTCGTTCGCGTTCAGCGCGCCGATGTTTCGCATGGCGCTGTAGTAGTTCGCCCGGCTGGCCGCGTCGCCGCGAAGCAAGGCGTCCATGTTGAATTCGGCGTAGTAATTGGTCGCCTCACGCGGCCCAAACAGTTGCAGGTTGATCCGCTTCTCGATGCGCGTCAGCCAAGGCCGGATAGTGTGCGTGGCAAAGTCGATGCCCTGATGCTCGATGTTGTTATTGGTGCTGCGCGTAAGGTCCTGGATCATGTGCGGCGGCACGCGAAAGATGGAGCAGATGTCGGCCTTCTGGTACTGGCGCAACTCCAGAAACTGCATGTCCCGGTGATTAATGGCCACCGTCTTGATTTCCGCGCCCTGCTCGAGCACGCCAATCTTTCCGGCGTTGCGAACGCCGCCGTAAGACTCCATCAGCCAGGTCTGCAAATTCTTCCGCGCCTCGTTGCTCAGTGCTTGCGGCACGGTCATGTAAGCGGGCGGGGTCGCGTTGTTCTTAAAAAAGTTCGCGCCGTAGCCTTCCGCGTCTTGTGTCATGCCCAAGGCCTGCGCCATGTAGCCAACGGGCGAGTAGCCGGTCAGGCTATCTTCGCCGTCGTAGCCCAGGCCTGGAATGTGCAGGATGTCCGATGCGGTGAACATCTGCTGCCCGTATTGATACACCATGACCTTTGTTTCCGGGTCGCGGAACACGCGCACGGACGACGGCGACAGCGGCGTCAGCTGGGTCACGTCGCCGCGCTGGTTGGTCTGGATCCGCGCGTAAAAGTTGCCGCTCAGACACAAGCACTTCGCAGCCAGTTCCCAAAACTCAAACGCGGTCATGTCCGGGTTGGGCGAGTCATGCAGCAGGTAGTACAGCGGATGGTTGCGATCCAACTCGCGGCCATCTCGGCCACGCCGATAGATTCCAAGCGGCAGGCTGCCGATAGTCTCGGCAATCACGCGCACGCAGGCCCACACAGCAGTGATACGCATGGCCGACTCGCTCGACACGTAGTACTTGCTTCCAGACACGGGCCGGTACCAGAAGTCGTTATCTGGTGGCGGCGTCGCGCCGAGCTTGACCATGAGCTTGCCAAACAGATTCATGCCGTATCACAATCCCTACTGCATAGTGCTACCACGGTATCACGAATTTTGCTTGGCGTGCTACCAGCCCAACGTCACTGGCACCATGTCCTCGTACACCGAACGCTCCTTCGGCTTGGCACTGGTGCTGATGCCGGTCGCCATGACGCACGCGATGACTAGGTCGTTGCGCGTCGTTTCGCGGTGACGGTCTGGATGGACTGGCTTAATGTTGCCCGCCGGGTCGCTGGCAATCTCGCAGCATTCGATGTTCCAGCGCAGGACCGGCGAGCCGTCGTGAACTAGCTGCCGCTCGTGGACTAGCTGCTCGAAGCGCTTCGCGGCGGGCGACATCGACACGTAGCCTTGGCCAAACTCCACCACGGATATGCCCGCGTCCTGCAGTTGCTGCGCCGTGTCGCGTGCCCCATAACGGTCGTAGGCAATAGCCTGGATGTTGTACTGCTCGGCCAGCTTCGTGATATGTGCCACCACGTACCGCCAATCAACGGTGTTGCCGGGCATGGTCTCAATGTGGCCGCCCTGCGCCCACTGGACATACGGCACGCCGTCAGTGGCGGTCTTCTCGGCCAGCATCTTCGACGGCAGGTATGCCCAGGCCCGGTAATAGACTTTGCCCTGATATGGCCAGCACAGCGCAAATGCGGTCAAGTCGCGCACAGCGGCAAGGTCCAGGCCGCCCCAGCACGGCACGCCGGCCAGGTCTGGAAACTCGTCAAAACACTGATCCCAGTCGCGAAGCGGTATCCATGTGGTCGTAGCGCTAGTCCACTGGTTCAGATACAAGCGCCGGAACGTGTTCTGCTTCTCGGGCCGGGCCAGCGCCTGCCGAAACTCCTCTTCGTAGTCGCGAATGTCGTGCAGCACGCCGAGCGTCGGCAGGGCCATCGGCCACAGGCTCTGGTCGGTCCAGTCGGCGTCAATCGGCACCTCGTAGATCAGGGGAAAGTAGCTTTCGTCTTGGATCTCGCCCGACGCCACGCGCTTGGCATATTGGTACTCGCGGTAGCAGATAGATTCCTGATTGCTGCCCGCCGT